AAGTTTAAGGAGGCGTTCTCCAGGAACGTCCCCGATGGTTGGGACAAGAAAAAAGAGCGTGTCTGTTTTGTCCCGAACGGACACGCGACAAACAATTATTCGCGTAGGGAAGGTGGTAACTGGAACACCCAGGAGTTTAGCGAGGTGCCGGATATACAGCTTGTATATTCTTCCGGCAAGCCGAGGGTTGTTACTTTGTACTCTAGTTTCAACACCGAGGTATTAAAGCCGCTTCACACCTGCCTCTACGCGATTCTTAAACGGAAGGGATGGCTTCTTGTGGGTAGCCCGACCCGTGAGAAGTTAGAACATCTACGCGATGGCTGTGCCGATACCGATTGGCTCAGTTTTGACTATTCGTCAGCAACAGACAAGATTAAGCTGGCGTATGTACGCGCGATGATAGATGTTCTCAAACAAAAGAGTGTGGGGTTAAATGACGATGAGGTACGGTGCCTGGACGTTTTAGGCGATCTTCGGATCGACGGGTACACCGCCGAAAGCGGGCAGCCGATGGGTAGCTTGATGAGCTTCCCACTGCTCTGCTTGGTTAACAAGACCGTAGTCGACATGGCGCTTACCACACTTATGGTCAGCGGGCGCATACAGTTCAAGGAATGGACTGGTCATCGTTGTCTTATCAACGGCGATGATTTGCTTACCCGAGACGTCAGTAGTGGCGGACTAGTCGACGCGATTGAGGCCGAAGGCACGCAAGTAGGCCTGATCGTGAATAAGGAAAAGACTATGAGAAGCCCTGTATACGGAGAAATCAATTCCACCGTATTCAAGAACTGCGTTGAGGAAAAGAAAACGAATGTGAGTTCCTTGTGGATGGAGGAGGGTGTGGCCGACGTTATGGGTTACGCTAGCGAGGCGACAAAGAGTCCGAGAGGGTTCCGGATGGTGGTGCTTGCCAACGTGTCGAGACTGGCTCGACAGAAAACAAAAACTGTGCACCGCCTTCCTGGGGACCTAATCGCCCAAGTCCTTGCTTCGAAGCGTTTGAAATACGCCATTTCCGCCCGTCCAGAGACCGAGGATCCTATACTCACCAACCTATTCCCCGTAGTACCCATGCCCGATGGGTACGATTTAACTCGCGAGGAAGAGGCTGCGACACTCCGCCGTGAGGTGGAGAGGGCACGGGAGGAGGAATTGTGGTCCGGGCTCCACGCACAAAA